TGCAATAAATTCTGTGTAATACGTTCCAACCGTTGTAGCGTCAGACGTAGCGATTGTCTCAATGATCTCAGCCAGCCATGTAAACAACTGCTGTTCTGAGATAGCCATTGACTCGGTAATGTCGCCCAAGAACGTGGCTACAGCCTCTTCTACCGTTGCAATTGGGTTAGTTTCTGTAATAGAAACTGGGAAGTTAGCCGTTGCAGACTCAGTTGTACTTGTTTCTACAGAGTCAGATACTGTAGTTGTGTACGCCGTAGTTGCTGTATTAGCATCCGTTAATGCCGCTGTTTCAGTAATATCTTTTGCAAATGTCGCCGCTACCGCCTCTGTTGTAGAGGTTGCCGCAGTCTCAGTAATTGACTTGGCAAATGTTGCCGCCACCACCTCAGATGTAGACGTAGCAGATGTTTCCGTAATTGATACTGGGAAGTTAGCTGTAGCCGACTCTGTGGTCGAGGTAACTGATGTTTCTGTTACCGCCCCTGCAAATGTCGCCGTAGCAGACTCGGTAGACGTAATTGCCGCTGTTTCAGTTACTGACCCCAAGAATGCCGTAATTGCAGACTGGTTGTCAGCTATGCCCGCTGTCTCAGTTATGGACGCATTAGCCGTAAACTGAACAGTCTGGGTTTCCTCAAACGGTGTTGTACCGCCCCAAAGACCAGACCCCCAAGTATCCTGACCCCATGATGTAGCTGTAGTGAGGGACTCTTGGACGCTGACCTCGTAGGTGGTTTGACCACCCCAGCCAAGATCGCCCCAAGCATTATCGCCCCACCCATTAGCCATATCAGGTCAATGTAGCAGTGTAAGTAACAGCGATGGTGTCGCCTGAAACAACAGACTTAGAACTAGAAAAGTCTCCAGCGGAGAACAATGTGCCAGTCGTTGAGTCTTTAGTTGCGCTACCACCAATGTTGATAAAGCAACCTGCAACAGTGCCAGTGCTGGTAATAGAGAACGACACCGCAGAAGATGTTGTCTTGCTACCAGCAGAAGCTGCGCTGAATGACGGTGTGGGACGATTGCCTGAGTATGTGGGAGCGTTAGCCAAACCAACCTCTAACCAGCTTGCGTGAGAAGCTTGAGTGTCAGCTACAACTGCTGTACCTGTACCTTTAAGACCCATTACAACTGCACCGCCAGCGGTGTTACCCAGCGTGGTGTCCAGTGTAAAGTTCTTGCCCACTGTAGTGACTAGGTTTTCAATATCGTCAGACCACTTAACAAAACCATCTGCACTGTAGCAAACAGCGGTGTAGTGGCCTTGGATTGTCATCTGATCTTCAGGCATTGTGTTGTATTTGGTTGTTGCTTGCACCATGTCGGTGGCTGTCATTTTGTCAATAGTCATGGTGACTCCTTAGTTAGAAGAACGAATCAATGCCGCCGTTGCTGAATTAGCAGGCATTGTAATGGTGAAATTGGTAGAAGTTTTGTCAGACCCAAAGTCCAACACAGCAATGGATTTGTTGCCCTGAGTTACGTTGTAAATCAAAGCGCAACGAGCCGTAACCGATGCGTTAAACACAACGTCAGCAAAGTCTACATAGGCTGTAAAGCCAGACGAGTTAATGGTTACGCCCGTCAAAGCTACACCGCCTGCAACATATCCTGTACCCGTTACCTCTGCGGTGGTCGTGTAAACAGTAGTTGCTTCGTTTAAATCAGCATTGGCTGTGTACAGGGCAATCTTTAGCGTATTGGTGGCTAAGTTGTGAACGCCTGTGTATAGCTCCTTCTTGAAGCTGGTCGTTTGGGTTTGGAGGATACTCATGACACAGGAACCCTCACCTGACCATCACGGTAAGCGTCAGCACGTTGTTTGCCGTCACCCAAGTTCTTGAGGAGTGCAATAGCTTGAACGTACCGTTCTTGATACGTCTTGTACATGCCGTCTTCCGGTGCGCTCTTCATGTAAGTTCCTGCCTCACACAGCGTGCCGTACAGCAATGCAGAGTCAAAGTTATCACCCAGCCATGTAGTGTTAGCACTCACAATAGACTCTGGGTAGTAGTAGTAATGCAGTTCTGCGTTGTAGTTAGCATCTGGCGTTGGGCCAAGAATAAACGACAACTCATTGACGTTGGTAGACTGCGGGCCAAAGATGGCGTAATGCTTGGGTTTACCTGTAGTTGCTGGGTTTGGGTATGCTTCACGCATGAAGTTCACATCTTTGTTTAGCAAGTACAAATAGTCGCCCGTGCCCGATGCTGGGTATACGGCAAGGCTGTATACCGACAAGAAGTCCTCTGGGCATGCCAAATACTTATTACCATTTGACAATACGCCCGTCACGTTCTTACGCAAGTTGGCAATCTGCACCGTGTTATAGATGCGTTGCTCCGCCTGCTTGATCATCGTATTGATGGTCGTCGTATCGAACGTGTTCTGCGTGTAATCGGTTACCGCAGCAACAAGTTGGGCGTAAGTCATTGCCATTGTTTAGACCTTAAGCCATTGGGCCCCGTGACATAAAACCTCTAGTCGCTGCGCCTGCGCCACGCATTTTGATGCCAGTTGTTTTAGCTGCTGGCTGTGGGCGACGAGTAATGTTACCAACAGACATGTTAACTGTTCCAGCGTCGCTGCGATCAGGGCCAGAACCAGGGTTAGTAGAAGCTTTAACTTCTTTGCCCGACATGGTGTGCGGCTTGGCGTAGACCTTGGCATCGCCAACTTCTTTACCCATCATTTTTTTGCTGTATGTAGCCATGATTAGCCTCGTTTCTGTGCGGCAATTTTTGCCAAATTACGACCCATAGTCTTCATATTAGCGTTGGTTTTGCCACCGCCTTTACCTTTTCCACCCTTTTGGATGCCCATGGAAGGGCCGCTATCGCCTAAATTTTTACCCTCGGTTTTGCCTTTTTTAGCAATGCCGTCGGCTGATCGTGTGTACGCCATTTCAATCTCCTTAAGATATGCTTACTGTACCAACAAATGTTGTTGCCACCAAGTAGTTTGGTGTCATTCCGTCATCAAAGAACCTAGACCCACCTACCGGATTCCAACCCCACTGGATGTCCCGTGAACCACCAGACAAATTACCAGCAGAATTAACGCCAGAAGTTACATACGTTGTGTCTCTGCGTGGGTTGCGTAAAGCTTGCGGGTCGTCTACAGGAAATGTACCCAACATTAACTGTGGCTGATCTGGGTCCCAGCATTCAGGGCAAACTAACAGTTGGTACAAACGCTGCTTAATGATTTCAGTCTTAAGCTGCTTTAACTTGTATTGCTGACCACAGCGATCACATTCAGCAATCGCTATCTTGCCGGATGCAAATCTATTTCCCATTACGTTGACCCAATAAACATCTGACGGGGTACAAACCTAATCGCTGCTTTCTCTCGGTCTTCGCCAGCGGCAACCTCAAAGGTTTCGTCGTAAATTTGTTTGAGCATTTGAATGCGTGGCATCAGCTCAGGAACTTTGACAGCAATGTGATACGCCAAGCCCGCTGTAAGAGCAGGTAGGAAGCGGAAGTTCATATCTGCTGTAGTTGAACCCGCGCCAGCATCTTGCACCCTACGAAGTCTCCAATACACAAATTGGTAGGTAGTAGAGTTATCGGGGGTAGGCCAAACAGTTACGGCTGGAAGCTGGGGTACGTAGACCGCTGTGGCGCTTGTATGTGATGCGGCTGTTGTGTTGTTTTGCCCGCGAAACACACCACCAAGGGTATTCCCTGATACATAAGTATAGTAAATATCTTCTGTATCCAGACGGATAAAACCTGCTCCGGCTAACCCAACCACCGTGTTAAGCGTGATCGTTGTGGCCGTAGAGGTGAGGGCTCCGTCCAAGACCGAACTTGTTGGATTAACTTCACCAGAAAGCCGCTGAACCCAGACTTGGATTGGACGGGCTTGCTGTAATTTGTTTGGAATGGTCGCATAAGTAGAAACACTAATACGTGTAATTGTAAGATCAGCCTGTGTTGAAGCAGTGTTCTGCCCAGTACGAATAACTTGTTCAAGCAAGTCAATGGTATCTGTTGGTAAAGCATACGTTGCTAGGCCAGGGGTCAGGGTAATAACACCCTGCTCCATAGTCCACATGTTGATACCCTTGTTCTGCCACTCAATGGTCATCAAGTTCATAGAACGACGAGCTGTTCGCAGGTCATAACCTGAACGCATTTCCCGACCCGCACGCTCCCAAGCTTCCTCGGCAATCTCCGTGAAGTCCATATTGAAGAGGGTGCTGCCGGTAGTGGTCATTTCTTAGCCGCTCTCATGTTGTCAACTAAATTTGGGTACGGGCGACCTGCTGCTTTAGCCATAGCTTTTGCTTTAGCTTTCTTTGCGGGATCAAGTTTTTTGGGCTTACCTAAACCTTCGGGTCTCGGCTTATCCCAAACTTCGCCACCTTTAGCGTACTGAGTAAAGTCAGTATCGTCTCGGCGAGCCTTCTTCACTGCCTTGGGCATCTTGGAAGGCATGATGTCACCCATACCACGACTGGCGATCATGTCAGCACATCCCGCCAGATTTCATCGTAACCATAGTGCCCTTGGTTTTGCCTTTAGTACAGCAGCCATCAGCGCGGCTAGAAGCCGTCATACCACCTTTAGCATAACCACGCTGGCCGCGAACAGCGTCGCGTGGGTCTTTCTTTTCAGGCGCGTATTCGGTGTTGGTCAAAGACTTAGAGTAAGCCTTTTCAGTGGCCGTATTCATCTTACGGTCGGCCATTTCTTCCCGTGCTGCTTTTTCTGCTGGGCTCATAAAATTCTCCTTAGTACATTCTGCCGCGGGTTTTACCGCGTTGGGCGATGCCATCAGCACGTTTAGAAGCGGAAGAAACTGAACCGCCGGAACGGTAAGGCTTACCGCCTTCGTCAATGTTTTTCTTACCGGAACTAAGATTCTTACGCGCTTCGGCGTGTTTGTCAGAAGGTTTGCGGCGCAAGCCTTTCTGGTCGTTTAAATAATCACGCAAGTTATCAAAGCCAGAATCTTCTAATTCTTTCTTAGAAATAATGCGTGGTTTTTCCGCGACAGGTTTTGTTCTAGGACCTGCGTAATCTTCAGCAACACTTGCATCACCAGACGGCTGGCGCTTACCTTGCTCACGGCCAGCTTCAAAAATAGGATTAGGTTTTGCAGGAGGACGAGCTACAACTTGGGGTCTTGGCTCTTCAACAGGAGCAGGCACATCAGCTTTAACGGCATCACGACCAGCACCATATTTTTTATACGCCTCAGACTTTGGGTCGTCAATGTTTCCTGCTGTTATCCTAGAAAAATCAGATTTAACGCGGTCAAGGAACGATCTGTTATCTTCGGGCTCTTCCGGCGTAGTATCTAATGGCTGGTAGCTATTCCCGCTTGGGCGGGTGCTCATATTGGTAAGTTTAGCCATGCTTGCTCCTTAACAGGCGTAGCCGCCCTTGTTCATTTTAATCATGGTGCCTTTGGTTTTACCCTTACTAGCAATACCATCACGGCTAGGAGAAGCAGTTCTCACCGAACCCATCTTAGATGCGGCTATGCCACCACTCTTCATACCATGCGCTTTAGAAGCAGGGGCCGCAGCGTGGGCCTTTAAAGAAGTAGCAATACCGCCTTTTTTCATGCCGTATTCAGCTTTTTCATGTTTGACCATGGACTTAGGTGCGCCTTTTTTCTCCATAAAAGAAATTTCTTTCTTCGCCATTGCTTTAGATTCAGCCATATCACCACCTTTAGAAAATTTACGGCCTTTATCGGCCTGATTAAAGTCTTCACCCACAGATTGTGGGACACCTACTTTCTTAGCAAACGATGGCGAATGTGCAATCGCGGCCATGAAATTGTGTTGCTTCTTGCTACTGCTTGGCATTATCGTCCCGCTTGAATAAGCTGATCAATCTTTGCTTCAAGTTTGTTAAAGCGCTGGTCAATGTGGTTCGTAATGCGATCCACTTCTGCTTGAGTAACGTTATCACGGGCAACCTCCTCGCGTGTTTTGTTCAACAGGATAGTGACACGAGCCAGTTCCCTGAACTTTTCATTCATCATGTAACCAAGCAATCCCATCACTAAAGTTAGGATTGCCGACCATGCGGTGTTTAAATCTAACATGCCCAAGCCCTAAGTGCTTTATTGATGCGTGAGTTTGGGTCTTTGGCCGTCTTCTCGCTTGTCAGTTTCTTCTTCATGCCACTCATCCTTGCACAGAAGGAGTCGCGCCGTGAGCCGCCTTCCGGCTGGGGAGGTTTCAAGTTCATACCTTGCGCTTTCGCGGAGGCCCGTCCCTTGGCATTTAAGCCACCCTTCTCGGACTTGCCTTCTTTCCTCTGCCATGCTGGAGACTTAGCCATAGTAAATCTGCGTTGAATCAATGTTGGTCATCAGTGCATAAATGCCTTGAGTAGCCAATACTCCTTCGCCCGGAATAATGGGTGCATTACTAAAGGTATCAGTACTGTC